CACTCCAAATTAAATCACAAAGGTAATTGCGCTTTTCGAAATGGGAAAGGGTATATAAACTCTCAAAACTTGTTTCTCCGTTGGTTCCGCCCTTGCCCTAATTCGAAAAGCTCATTGTGTTTGGTTCATAATTTTTCTTGATTTTTTAATAATAATAAATGGCGAGCCAGATGCCGAAACAAATCCCCAGGGCAGGGGTAAATTACTTATGTCACAAGTGGCACAAAAACAGATCGCAGCAACTGAAACAAAAGCTGCAACAATGACCGTGGTGAAGGAAGAAGTTAAAACTCCGCAAGCAGCAGCCAAAGAAGTGGCCGCAGTACCAGCGCCGGCACCGGAAACGAAAGTAAACCCGGTACTCTCTCTCGAAAAGAGAATTGAAAAGGTGGAAGAACTCACCATTCTTATCGACAAATGGCGGAAACTCAACGATGCACGCAAAAACCTGAACGGGTTTAAGCTCGGCACCGACGGCCTCAGCTCCACGATTACCATCAAGGATGCTTCCGGCCAGCAGTTCTCAACCTCTCACAACATTGTTGTTGAAACCGTCTTGATTAACGTCAAGCAGATTCTCAACGAAAAAATCGCAGAAGTTGAAAAAGAAATCGACTTCACAACCTAACAGGGTTGTACCAGATGCCGAAACAAATCCCAAGGGTATGGGTAGTAAGAGAGGGAGCTTCGCTCCCTTTTTTTTGTGTCGTTACCTGGGTTTTTTTTGTCCTTTTCTGAGCAATACCCACACCATATTTTTGAAATAAAAACGATGGCTGATAAAATCAGAAGAAACCTGATGCTTCACGAATACGATGTAAAGGAAGCTCCCCTGGGAAAACAAAACAGTTTCAGTATCAAATTCATTACTAAAAACGGCGAACTTGTTTTTGTCCAGCGTGCTGTTGCCTGCGGTCTTACCGCCAACATGAGTAAAAATATGCTTCGCGGAGTATTACCCATCGACATCAAAGGAAATAAAATCGGCCACCCAATTCCTGTCAATATCGATTCAATAGTAGAATGGAATGGCATGGAAGTAATTCTTTAACTTAAATAAATATGGCAAACATTCAATTTAATAAAAGCGGTGTTCCTTTAATCGGTTACGGTAGCCGTGGTGTTTTTTTGAGTACAATGGGCGCACCGCTGGAAAAATCAAAGAAAACCGCAACACCGCAACAGGCCGATCCTGATAAAACCACGGTTGGAAATGTTCTAATTTCTGATTGGGGTTCAGGCAATAACTTTCCCTCGAAAAGCGACGAAATCATTAACAGCGTCAGTGTGCTAAACAGCGGATTAAAGTTTATCCGGAACTTTACACTCGGCCAGGGAATTTTCCCTGTAACCGTGGAAGGCTTCGATGATAATGGCAACGAAGTTTTAAAACAGGTTGCTGATCCCAAACTCAGGGCATTTGCCAACAGCCGCATGGTGCGCAAATACCTCGAAAAAGCTACACGCGATTATCTGAAATTTGGTCCTGCTTTTGTTCAGCTTTTACCGAATGCCGATGGCAGTCAACTTGTTGGAATCAACACCATCAACGCCAAGTATTGCCGGCTTTCGGTAGCCAACGCCAACGGAACCATTGAAAAGTGCATCGTTTCAGGAAAATGGCCTGATAATCCTACCGAATCAGACATGACCATTCATGATGTGCTGGATGAATACGATCCGGAAAACGATTTACAACGTCGCAAATATGCCAGAAAAATAACAGGCAAAAGTTTTATTCAGGTTATTCGCGACAGCTGGAGCAACAACGAATATTACAGCTCTCCGGTTTGGTATTCTGCCTATACTGCCGGATGGATTGATGTGGCCAAAGCCATTCCTTCGTTTCTGAAACAGGCTTACACTAACCAAATCACCTGGAAATGGCATGTACAGATTCCTTATGCTTTCTGGGATCGGAAATTTCCTGAAGGCGAATATCCGGATAATGAGCTTCGCAAAAAAGCCATTGAGAATTTCATGACTGAAATAGAAGATAACCTTTGCGGTACAAGCAACGCCAACAAACCTGTTTTCACCATGTTTGAAGTTGGTCCCAACGGTAGAACCGAAGAGCAGTGGATCATCACACCGCTACAAAATAAACTCAGCAGTGAGCAGGATTTAATCTCAAGCGCCGCTGCCAATTCCGAAATTCTGTTCTCACTGATGGTCAACCCGAATGTGTTGGGCGCAGGAATGCCCGGAGGAGCTTACGCAGGAAACCAGGGAGGAAGCAACATCCGGGAAGCCTTTCTTGTTAACATCGCCAATTCATGGCTCGACAGACAAAACCTGCTCGATCCACTTGAAACTTTCGTGCGATTCAATGGCGCTCCGGAAAACCTGGAGTGGAGATTCAGAAACACAATTTTAACCACACTGGATACCGGTGCCGGTACCAAAAAAACTTTAAGCTAATGCTTTTCAAAAACACAAACGAAATCAAAAACATCTTGCCCATTGGTGTAGGAAATGATTTCAACCGGTATAAACCACACATCGATAACGCCGAAAAAAGATTTATCGTACCAATCATAGGCATTGATCTTTACACCGATCTTGTTCTTTTTTACGATTCAGAGCAGCCTGCTGAACCCACCGCTTCAGAAAAACTCAAAATTGAGTTGATCGGTAAAGTCCAGTTTGCCATTATCCATCTTGCCTTTTTTATCGGTTTTGACTTTTTGAATATTTCTGTAACCGATGCCGGATTTCAACGCATCGAGTCAGAACGCACAAAAGGTCTTTTCAAATACCAGGAAGATTCATTGAAAAGCTTTTTTTCGGAAGCCGGATTTAATGCGCTCGATGATATTCTTGTATTTCTTGAAACCAACGTCAGCTCTTTCGAAAATTACATGAATTCTACCAACTACACCGCTTTTGCAAAATCATTTCTCCCAACGGTGAAAGTTATACAAGAGATTCCGTTCAATATTCACAATAGCCGGCTAATCCTGCTTGCCCTGCAACCTGCCATCGCTTTTTTCGAAGATACCACCATCAGAACAATTCTCGGTACAACTATTTACGATACAGTGAAAACCGAAATGGCGAAAGAAACACCCGATCCAAAAGTTGAACTGATTTTACCTTGGATTCGCAAAATCCTGATCTATTTATCCACAGCAATGCTTATGGAAGAAACCGGTGCTACACTGGAAGATAAAGGATTGTATTTTCAGAAAAACGAGGATCAGCAACGCGCGAAAGTAGTAAAAGGCCCAACGCCAGCCGACCGTATTGCCATATTGGTTTCCAGGAATAAAAATATCGCCAACGGTTACATCGAGTTCCTGAAATCGCTGCTACTTGCCAATTGGGAGAATTACAATGGCCAAACCGGGTCAATTTTTCGCAGGGATAACAACGGCAAAAAAACATTTTGGACATGAAAACTGCAAGCAATTTAACAGCAAAACAAGCAAAGGAGATTTCATTTGCAAATCCAAACGAACAGCTCCTTGCAATTTTAAATGATATTAAAGGTGCAGCCTTGTGTGGAGCTTTTTCAATTGATTGTTATGCGGCCATATCTGAATCAAATCTCAAAGAACTGCATGCAAGAGGATTTAATGTTCGTCCAAAATTTACTGAGTATGGCGGTCAACAAGTGCATTATTTCAGTATTCAGTGGATTCTCGCATGATCGAAATTAAACTTACCTATAAGCCATTTCGCTTATTGAAAACAATCCGCGAAATTAATGGCCAGTTTCCTTCTGAGTTTGAAGAATTGAAACCAGAGCAGCTTGTGGCTATTTCCAAAGTAATCAATGAAACGATTTCCGATATCGATTTCCTGCAAATCATGACAGGCATCAAGAAAAACAGGATAAAAAAACTGGATCAATACCAACAGTACAAACTTATCCAGTTGTTTATGCCTCTCACCGAAATCAAACCTTACCACGATTTTATCATTCCTTTCATCTGTTCCGGGTCCATTCAGTATTTTGCTCCGGGAGCAAAACTTTTCGATATCACCTTTGGTCAGTTTATTTTTGTTGAAAGCTATTTTGCTAATTACCAAACCGACAAATCAAAGCCCGATCTTCACAAATTTGTTGCTTCATTATATCTCCAGGAATCAACTCCGTTTGAAGAAAAAGCCATTAAAACGGATATGGTGCCGATTGGCAAAATCGACGAAAACGTGCTGGAGGCAATCTCGCTCAATTATATTTTTATCAAGGAATGGCTTGCGCTTGCTTACCCGCTGTTGCTTTCTCAAGCCAAAGCGCAAGAAGAAAAATCAGAAAACCCAAAACGAATCAATAATTCCTCATGGGTTAAGGTTTTTGAAAGTGTGGTTGGCGACGATATTATCAACCAGGATAAATATGCCAATCTTCCCATTCATACAGTATTCAGATGGATGACCAATAAAATCAAGGAAAACATGAAACGCAAATAACATTTCATCACATGAAAAACAACTTTTCTGAATTGGTGAGCTATTTCGAGAACATTGCCAAAAGCCACCTCTCAATACAACACAGCGATGCCGAAAAACACTTTTTCCGTTTCGAAATCAACGAGGTGCTTGGAGGCATTCAACGAAGTGATGTTGCTTATCCAATGCTAATCCTTGAAGGATATAGTTTTGATTACACCGACAACAAAAGCGACAACCTCATAAAAAACCGCTCCGGGGCGTTTATCCTACTCGACCATTGCAAGGATATCAGTGATCACTCCCTCGTTCATGAGATATGGGACCGCCTTGAGGTTATTGCAGACGATATTCTTTTGAAAATAAAATCAGATAAGCGAAACTCATTGACTCCCGTGGTGCGTGGTTTTGAGTTTTCCAACGTCGAATCCAGATTAATTGCCAACGAAATTGGCAACAGCATCGGCATTCGAATCACCTTTACAATTTCTTCTCCGGTTTCTACCGATATCGATATGGATCGCTGGAATACAGAAATTGAATCCATCTGGCCACCAAGCAATCCTATTCAATCTTTATAATATTTCAAAATGTCATTGAGCAATGATTTAGTTCCCGTTCAAAATAATGTTATCCTTCGATGGGTTCCAATGGTTGCCAGAAAATTGCGTTCAAGCGCAGCCTGGTTTCAGGATGGTAAAACAGATCCTTTTGTTATTCGCGGAACAGGAAACAAACAACGTACCGAAGGCAAACTTGTCAACAGTATTCAGCCATCAACACGGAAATCATTTGGCGAAATCGACCGTGTTGCTTTTTCATTTGAACGTCATGGCGTTTTTGTTCACAAAGGTGTTGGCCGTGGATATAAAATGACCGGTAAAAAAGTTGTTAGATATGCCAAAGGGAAACCCAATCCCGAACGCTACGCCGTTGAATGGTTTAATCCAATCCTCGATAAAACTGTTCCTTTGCTTGCCGATGAAATTGCACTGATTAACGCCGATGCAGCCGTTAATGCCACCCGCATGAAAATATAACCCCGTTTTTTTGTGTCCTTTTCTAAACCCTTGCTTCAAATTATTTTTATTCTGTAAATATTCTATATCATGTCAGCAAGTTATACACGCCGAATAAACCTTTATATCAACGGCAAACAGGTAAGCAATGATCTGGTAAGTATCCGCCGTGAAATGTCGAAGCTGATTAACGAGCAGGCCCGTATGACTATGGGAAGCAAAGAGTACGTTAAGCATACGGCCGAAATCAAATCACTAAAAAAAATCATTGACGAACACAACCAGGCATTGAGCACAACCCATAAGGAATGGAACTGGTTCCAGCGATTGTCCGATGCTGCCAACCGTTATTTTGCAGCCATTACCGCTGGTATTGCTGCTATTGCCGGAGGTGTAATGATGGTTAAGTCGAGCGTTGATGCTTTTGCCGAATACGACGACAAGCTGGTTGACGTAATGAAAACCACCGACCTCACCAAACAGGAAACTATTGCCCTTAGTAAAGAGATTTCTAAAATCAACACTCGTACATCACAGAACGATTTGCTTTCACTTGCCCGCATTGCGGGTAAACTCGGCACCAGAGGGAAAGAAGATATTCTCGGCTTCGTAAATGCCACTGACAAAATCAGGGTTGCGCTTTCTGAAGATTTGGGCGGAGATACCGAAGAATCGGTTCGCCAGCTGGGTAAACTTGTAGATATTTTCAAGCTCACCAAAGAGTATTCTGTTGAAGAATCCCTGCTAAAAATCGGTAGTGCAATGAACGCCCTGGGCGCTTCAGGAACAGCCAACGAAGGTTATATGCTTGAGTTTTCAAAGCGGGTGGCCGGGGTTGCTCCCAATGCCGGTTTTACCATCGATAAAATTCTTGGGCTTGCAACAACACTTGATGAATTGGGCCAAACCTCTGAAGTTTCGCATTTAACCAGGTGATCAGCAATATGTTTAAGAAAACACCTGAATTTGCCCGCATTGCAGGTGTTTCACTCCAAGAATTTACCGACCTCTTAAATAAAGATGCCAACGAAGCCATGATCCTTTTGCTGGAAGGCGCAAAAGGAAGTTCAGGTGGTTTTGGAGAAATGGCAAAAAGTTTAGACGAATTGGGCATGGATGGTGTTCGCGCCACTACCGTACTTGCTTCACTGGCTGCCAACATTGAAAAACTTCGTGAAAATCAGAAATTCAGTAACGAGGAATTTGTAAAAGGTACTGACTTACTTAAAGAGTTCAATAAAAAGAACAACAGCGCCCAGGCTGTACTTGAAAAACACGCCAAAACTTTCAAACAGCTTCAGGTGGAATTGGGAGAAAAACTCACCCCGGTTTATGCAGGCGCAATCCACAAAGCATCCACCTTATTAAAGATTTTTGGGACCACGGTTGATTTTCTTATCAAACATGGCGCTGCGCTTGTTACATTAACTTCGTTAATTATAGCTTATACCTTAGCTGTCAAACTCATGGCTTTTTGGGAAACCCGCAAAAACGAACAAATTGGTCTTGGCCTTATCCTGGCCAAATTAAACACAGCTGCGTACAGCGCACAGTTTGCCGCCATCGCACTTTACAATGCCGGCGTTGCTTTACTTTCCGGAAACCTTAAAAAAGCTGCGATATCCGCCAGGGCATTTTCAGCAGCACTTAACATGTCTCCTATTGGCTGGATAATAACCGGTATTGCCGCCCTTATTGGTGCAATAAAAGCATACGACAAGTACAGCAGCGAAGCAAAGCAAAATGAAAAGGCCAAAGCTGAAGCTTTAAAAAACCTTGGTATTCTCACAAAAAGTTATACCGACAATCTCGACAACCTGAACAAAACCATCAAAACATCCAATGCGCTTACGCTCGAAGAAAAAAGGTTGAGAAAAGAAGAAACCGACGATTTAATTGAGCACCTAAAATGGGAAATCAAACGCCAGGAGCTGGAGCAGGAAGCAATCCGTCAACGATTCCAAAAAGCTACTTTGTGGCAAAAAACAGTAAACCTTTTTAAAACAGGTTGGAAGTTTTATAGCGGATCACAGGCATTAAACGATATTGATGCATTGAAAAACGGTGAAGAAGCTGCTGCTTCAATGACAGAAGGAATACAGCAATTGGCAAGTATTTTGGATGGAACTTATCAATCGGCCAAAGAATTGAATGAGATTTTATTTGCCGAAAGCGCCGGTGATAAAATTGGCAGCGAATCGCTGGCCATGATGAATGAAAAACTGGCCAAATACCGAATTGCACTTGATAACGCCATTTTTGGCGGAGAAGATTATCTGCGAATTCAAAAGAAGATTCAGGCAGTGGAAGCCAAAATAAACAAACCTGTCTGGTCAACCGATGATGAAATCAAACGCCGGATTGACCTGCTCGAAGCTTCATTCAATAAAGAACAGGCATTAATCAGTCAAAATTATCTCCAGGGATTGATTAACGAAGATGAATACAGCCATCAAATGCTTGTTTCTGAAATCAAATTTCATCGCGACAAACTCAAAATTTACAACATCGGCACCAAAGAGTATCAGGGAGCAGTCAACAAAGCAATGGAGCTTCAGGTGAATGTTAACAATAAACTTCGTGATATCCTGCTCAAAGCAGAACAAGAGCTGGCAGAAGCCAAGATTGAAAATTTTCATGAGGAATTCCAACGCCAGGAAGAAGCCGAAAAAACCCGCTGGGACATTGAAAAAGCAGCCCTTGAAGAAAGGCTCATTAAAAAGGATGTTCTCAATAAAAAAGAACAGGCTATTAATGATGCCATTCATGCAATTATCCAGGAAAAAGAAAAGGCACATCAAACAACTATGAATAACATTAAGGCCGGTAAAAATCTTTCCGACCTTAATAATCTGGCTGATGCTGCTTCACCTTTCAATAAGGAATTTGCACAGCTTGAAGAAATGCAGAAATTCTTTGATGCAAAGAATGAACTTCTTCTTGCACAATACGAAAACGAAAAAGTTTTGGCTGCAGGAAATCAGGCTGCACTTCTTGCCGCTGAAAAACGATATAACGATGGCGTGCTCCAGATGAAGCTTGAGGCTATCGATGCCGAATATTTGCAATACGAACAACGAGTCGCATCGGCACAATCCTTTGTTACCGCGCTCGCTGGTATAGCAGAAGAACATACTGTGATGGCTAAAGCTCTTTTTCTTTTCAATCAGGGATTAGCCGTTGCTGAAATATGGATGTCAGTAGCAAAAGCCAACGCACAAGCATTAGTGTTTGCAGCAGCAACAGCCGGTCAACCTTTTATCGCCATGAATACCGCTGTAGGAGCCGCACAAACCGCCCTGGTTCTCGCTCAAACCGTAAAGCACTTCCAGAAATCAGATAAGAAAAAAGGTTATTCCGAAGGTGGTTTTACAACTCCCGGAAATAAAAACGAACCTGACGGCATTGTACACAAAAGTGAATATGTGATTTCAAAGGAACAACTTTCCAATCCACAGATCATGTACATTGCCCAGGTGCTTGAAGCCAGCCGCCAACGAAAAACTTCACTCAGCGGCCACGCGCTTCCGCTTTTAAGCTCTGGTGGATTTTCAACAACAAACAGCTCACAAAGCAATGATTTCTTTAAGGGTAACAATGATGCAATTCAGAAACAAACCCGCGTCAACCGCGATTTAACACAGGCAATTAATAAACTTCTCGAATACAGGCCGACCGTTGCGGTTGAAACCATCGAGAGGGAAAGAGAAAAATACATCAGAATAAAACAAACTCACGGTTTATAATTATAGACATGGCAATTACAGCAACAGTTACAGGCGGATTGGTCCAGCTTACCGGGAACCCGGTTTTTATTAATTGTGAAGGTGCAAGCATTCCATTCGGCGCCAGTGAATATATGATCCTGCTCCGCATTATCAGTCAGGATGGAAAACTCGAAGGCGCTCCTTTCGAGGTTGGCATGTCACCCGATGCCACAGGAAAATGCACTTTCAATATTTCTGCCTACCTCGATGCACCGCTTCCGGTGACTTTCGATAATTATATGTCAGCAAAATACATGACTTATCCCACCCGCGCATTTAATATTCAGATACAACCTGGAGAGCGTTTCATCAATTCTTCTAATCAACTGGAAGAGAATTGGTTTGCTGTGTCGTCTGTTTTTCAGATGGTCAAAGGCGGATTAACACAGCGCCAAAACGCCATGATGAAAGCCGAAAACAAAAATTTCTACTCAACTTATATCGAGGGAAAGAAATTTCTTACACCTCGCCCTGACGGTGATCTTGTACATCCCTCCCAACCGGTGAAACTCTGGTTTATGCCAGTCGAAAGTGTTGTTGCCAATATCAACCTAAAAGTTTATTATGATGATCTTACCGACACCACCGTTTCAACTTCTGTTTCAATCAGCGCCGATCATTTAAATGAATTTAACTGCAATCCTGCTGTTCACGGTTTGCAAATGGAAACTTCAACCAAAAAAATTATTTACTATGAGTTTTGGATTTCTTCCAATTCAACACTCTATTCCGATGTGCGCCGTTTCAATGTTGATTGGACGTATTGCGAACGCCCTTATTTCCTCTTTTTTGCCAATTCGCTTGGTGGTATCGATGATGTTTATTTACGCGGTTATGGTACAGATATTTTTAATGTAACCAATTCTTTGGCTTATCGGCCAGTACAACCCGAAGATACAGTATTTACACCCACCATTGTTGCACCCAATAAATCAGGGCAAAACAAATGGAAAATAAATTCAGGCTGGAAATCCATTCCTACAATACAATTTTACCGCGATCTTATGCTTTCAAAACAGGCATGGTTTCTTTATTCCAACATCTCAATGACAAGCCAAATCATTATTCCAATCATTATTACCAACGCCGATGTGGAACTGGTAAATCGCATGGATGATCAGTGGAGTATAGATATCGAATTTGTCGAAGCACACACCAGTCGTTTTTCATTTGATAACCGAATGTATTAATTATGCTTGCCTATTACATTAATAATATTCCATTGCACCTTGCTGCTGAATCTTCAGTAAGAATCGTGTATTACAATCCGGCCTGCTATTTCGAGGAAATCCCCGGCGACGTTGCCATGGGAATCGAAATTCCGGTCAACGAACACAACCGGGCTGTCCTGGGCAATCCTGAACGATTCGAAAAATACAACACCACAAAAAACGACAGGGAATTTAAAAACTTCGAAATCCGCTTCAGTGGAAAACTTTTGCTTTCCGGAACATTGGTAATCCAATCCACTTCAGCCGAATCGTACAGCGGATGGGGTAGGAACAACGTCGGCAACCTGGGCAAAGAACACAGGGATAAATTTATTTATGATATTCCGGCATTCAATAAAGAAATTGAATTTGTCAACAAAGCCAACTACAACCCGCTTACCGATCCTTACGGCTGCCCCACGCATTTCAATCCGGATTTTTTTAAGGAAAAAGGCCACATCGTTAATCTTACCCGCAAAATTCCAAATCCTGATTACGTTGATTTATCCTGGTGGGAGGATTTATTCGAAAAACAACAACCGGCGTTTATCGACGAACCCTATAAAACCGAAGCGCTCACTGAAGCTTTCCGCAGAAGCGCCGCATGGTTTGTAAACAAACTTAGCCCCGACAATAGCGTTGATACAATGGGATCAACCGCATTGATTAAAAAACTGGAAACTGAGCTTTTTGTCAATGTGCTTTCACCCATGCTTTTTTTAAATTTTATAATAGAAGCATTGCTTCGCGATGCTCATTTTTTTGTAAACAACAGCGCCATTAAATCGGATCCCGATCTGCAAAAACTTATTCTTTATAACAACTTCGATATTACCCACGTTGAATTTGTTACCGAATTTCAATATGAACCTGCCATTTACATTAAAAACGATTGGTTCGAAGGTTACACCCAGGAATCCACTTCCGCTTCCATCCAATCCATCAAACGCAGCTATGACCAAAAGTTTCTTTACAAGGATTTACTCCCCAAAATCAAACTAAAGGATTTCTTTCTTTCCATTCAAAACCTATTGAATGTATGTTTCCATTTCCGGCCTGATGGAAAGGTGGATATTGTGGACCGGGAAAAAATCATCACATCGGCCCCCATTGATATTTCGAAATATCTTGTGGGCGATTGGAATATGGGCGAGCAAAAAGATGTTGCCCTGAAATTCCTTTTCAGCCACGATGATAACGATGTGATGTTTTCAGAACGCTGGACAGATATCGACGACCGGCGTATTTATGAAGGCGATCCGGTTGCTAAATGGGATGATCTGGAGAGTATCACAAATCCCATCATGGGCGAAATCCGCTACCTTATTGATGTTAATTTGTATGTGGAATATGCCTGGATCCAGCGATTACAAATTGACCCGAAAACCGGCGACGAGGTTTCAGTGGATGCTCTTGGATGGAGGCACCTTACTTCGGGTTTTCAAAACGGTTTTTTCAACCGCAAAAAAAACGAAGAGGAAACCATTAAAACAGATTTCAGCACTTTACAGGGCGATCAAAATACAATGACCCAACACAGAGGAAACCTGGAAACAATGAAGTTTTCCTATGAAAATTTTACACCGCGGCTTCTTTTCTATCTGGATAACAATATTGCCAAAAACTCAACAGAAAATATTGCACTCGATTGGGAAAAAAAAGACAAAGGGCTTCTCGCTACACGATGGCCCAAATGGAGCCGCTTCTGGTGCCAGCGCCAACCTGTTTCCATCCCCGCCGCCCTTTCAATTAATATGATCGATTATATCGCCCGGAATATCACAAGTAGATTCCGATCCAATGAAGGTGACTTTATTATCGAAACCATGGAAACAGAATACAATCTCGATACCATTGGCAATACTACAATCAATGGATACAAAGGTGCTTACATGCCTCCCGTTTTTGAGCTTGATGATCATTGGGCTCCAGGCAACCTAATCCCCGATGATACACTTATCAACTTTTCAAAAATCAATTTAGATTTTAATACCGATCCAGATTTATTTCCATTTAACAATTAATAATTATGAAAAAAATTGCTGAAGGTCCATCACGTCGCGTTGGAACAATATTCCAGGAAATCGACACCAATTTTATTGAAGTATGCAATGCCATTCTTCGTATTGCTTATCCTGAACTTACGATTCTCGGCTACGCTGAAACTGAACCTGCCAATCCAACAGCTGGAGATTCTTATCTTGTTAAAGAAGCTGGTACAATATGGGAACTCTCGGTTCAAAAGGATCACATCATACACTGGCTCGATTCTTCCTGGTACATTCTACCTTATAAAATCACCGAAATCAATGATGCTTTTCAAGCTGAATTTTTTACAGCCGACAAAATTACCATTGGCCAGATTTCAGGCTTAACTGCCGATAATGTTCAGGAAGCCCTTGCTGAAATTTGTGCAGCTCTTGTAACTGAAGGAATTTTATAACAAAAACAATGGCACAGCTGGTTTGCAAAAACGCTCCAATTTCAGGGCTGAGGACTGGAACCGAAAAATACAACAAGTGGGTTTCCTATTGTGTCTGGACGCAAATCGGAAAGTTTTCTAACCTTCCAGCAGCCCCGAAGCTTGCGCTTCGGTTTACGTCACTCCAGAATTACGCGACAGATTATTTAACTGACAGGTTCGCACGCGAACATCAATAATGTATAAACAATGGC